GCCAGCGATTACATCATCACCATCGTCGACGCGATCCAAAACGCGTTCGGCGGCGCCGCAGTCGACGGCCGGCCAACCGTCGCCCTCATCGGCGAGCAACAGTTACCGGCCTATGATCTGACCATCAGACTCGGAACCCACAGGAGCACCTGACATGACCACCACCAACCTGACCGCCACCTACTTGGAGATCGACAGCAACGACCTCAGCGACCAGCTGCAGGACTGCACGCTCACCATCACCAAAGAGGCGCTCGAAAACACCGCGCTGGACGACTCGGCACGCACCTACACCGCCGGCCTCGAGGTCTGCGAAGTCACCGCCACGCTATTCCTTTCATACGGAGCCTCGGAAGTCGAGGAAGTGTTAGAAGGGATTCTCGGCACGAGCGTTGACGTGATTGTCGGCAAGTCCAGCGGCACACCCGCCACCGACAACCCGGTGTACACGGTCCAAGGGATGTATTTCGCGGAGTTTACTCCGTTCAATAATGGCGTAGGGGAGTTGTCGACGGTCGACATCACTCTTACCGGCGGTAGCTACACCCGCGCCACGTCCTGACCAACCCCAACTGCACAACTAGGAGGCAACCGTGCAACTCACGCTACGCGTCGACACCGGCGATGGCCCGCAAGATGTCACCACCAACCTGTGGGCCATCGTCGCGTGGGAACGAAAGTACAAAACGAAGGCCAGCAAAATGGCCGAAGGTCTCGGCATGGAAGATCTGGCGTACCTCGCCTACGAGGCATGCAAAGCCCAGAAAATCACCGTGCCAGCCGTGTTCGACGACTACCTACGTCGCATTGTCACGCTTGAGGTTGTGGGAAGTGACGACCGCCCTACGCGCGAGGAACCCGGCGACGCCAGCTAGCCGAGATCCTCGTACACTTGGGCTGGTGGCCGCCGAACATCGACTTTGACATACTCGACCTGACTACTGTGGTCGACGTAATCAACGAACGAAACAGGAAAGCGAAACGTGGCCGTTAGCAGCAGCATCGAAGTGAATGGCGTCGCTGATGCCATCAAGGTGCTCAACTCGGTCAACCCTGAGCTTAAGAAGCAAGTCGTCAAAAACATGAAGGCTGCCGCGCAGCCAGTCGAAGAATCAGCCAGGCGCCTGGTTCCCGCTGTACGGCCGCTCTCGGGCTGGGTGGGCTGGAAGGGCGGCTTTGACCCTAAAGCCGTCAGACGCGGCATCAAGGTCGCGTTCAGGGCTGGCAAAGTGCGCGGTGCGCGCGACCCAAACAACATCCCGCTGCTTACGCTGCGCCAAAAAAACGCGGCGGGCGCGATCTACGACATGGCCGGCCGACGTTCTAACGGCAAAACGGACGCTGGCCGCCAGTTCATCAGCGTGTTGAATCAGCGTGGTGGCCCTGCCTCGAGGACGATGTGGCCCGGCGCGGAGGAAGCGATGCCGGTCGTTGTACGGCAGGTTGAGGCCGCCATAGATGACATGATGGTGGTACTGAACGAGGAGCTGCGCTAATGGCCATCAACGTCCCCATTGTTTCCGAGTTCGCGCCCGACGGCGTGAAGAAAGCAATGCAGGAGTTCAAGCGCCTAGAAACGACCAGCCAAAAGGTCGGTTTCGCAATGAAAAAGGCGTTTGTGCCGGCGACCGCTGCCGTTGCTGGTCTCGCTGCAGCCGCTGGAGCAGCGACCGCAGCCGCGATTGACGACCAGAAACAACAGGACGAACTCGCGCGCCAGCTCGAAATCACGACCGGCGCCACGCAAGCCCAAGTTGCAGCCGTCGAGGATTACATAGCGCAAACCGAAACCGCAGCAGCAGTATCAGACTCCGAGCTACGGCCAGCGTTCGCCAACCTTGTGCGCGCCACCGGCAACGTCACCGAAGCGCAAGAACTGATGACGCTGGCGCTTGACGTGGCTGCTGGCACCGGGCGCGACCTTGAGTCAGTTTCTGAGGCGTTGCAGGAGGCATACCAAGGCGAAGTCGGCCCACTCAAAGAACTAGACCGCTCACTCACCGACATGATCGCGTCAGGCGCCGACGCCGACCAAGTCATGGGCCAACTCGCCGAAACATTCGGCGGCGCAGCAGCACGCAACACCGAAACAGTCGCCGGCCGTTTCGAGCTAATGCAAATCCAGATCCAGAACGCCCAAGAATCCATCGGCCTGGCGTTGCTTCCCATCCTTGAAAAACTGCTGCCAGTCCTCGAGGACGTCGCCACCTTTGTCGCCGAAAACACCGACCTGTTTATCGCTATCGGCGCAGCCGTCGCCACAGTCGCCGGCATCGTCATCGCATACAACACGGCACTCAAACTGTACGCAGTCGCCCAAGGCATCGCCACAGCCGCCACAGCCTTGTTCAACGCGGTGCTGGCCGCGAACCCCATCGTGCTGATCGTGCTAGCCATCGCCGGCCTAATCGCCGGGCTAATCCTGCTTGAAAAGCGTTTTGGCGTCGTCACCAAAATCGTTGAAGGCGTTAAGTTCGCGTTCGACTTAGTTAGCGACGCCGTCACATGGCTGGCCGGCAAGTTTGTCGACTTCATCAACACGCTGATCGACGTAGCCAACAAAATCCCGTTCGTGTCTATCGACAAGCTCACCAACGTGTTCGAAGAACAGGCGCAGATTGTTGAGGAACAGGTCACGCCCGCCATTGAGGGCTACGCGGACGCTGAACTGGAGGTCGCCGAAGCCATCGCCGAAGCCGCATACCAGCAGCAGCTCGCCAACCTGGACTACGAAGAAGCCGAACGTCTTATGGAAGAACTTCACCCGACGCTGGACGACGTGACCGCTGCCATCGGCCGCACGAACGATGCGATGGCACGCCACCACGAAGCACAGCAGTTCATCAGCGACATGAACACCGACCTCATTGACGAGTTTAACTACCTGTTCGGCATCTTCGACAACGACGAGGCCGTCGACAACTTCAGCGACGCGATCCTTGACGCTGCCGAAGCCGTCAGAGAGTACGGCGAAGGTAGCCGCGAAGCCGAAGAAGCCAGCCGCGACATCTACCGCGAACTCGGCAAAGTCATCGACCAGCTCGACAACATCCCAGCCACCAAACAGCTTGAACTGATCGCGCTACTGGATCAAGGCGAATACGACGCGGTGCTATCACAGCTGCAAGTGTTGAACGCCATCGCCAACACCGCGCTCACAACGCTGACCGCAGCCGAGATCGCAGCTGCAGCCGGCATGGTCATGCCAGTCAGCGGCTACGAGTCGCTAGCTACACCAGTCAGCAGCATTGATATTGGCGCGGGCGCCAGCAGCACGTTCGGACAAGCGCCAATGGGATCCCCTATGAACGTCGTCGTCAACATGCCGGCCGGCAGCAACGGCGATGACGTGGTGCGCGCCCTCGAGGATTACCAACGCTCAAATGGAGCCGTGCCAGTCAACGCGGACGGCAGCACGTTCCGATGAGCGTCGACATTGTTTCTCGCATACGGATCGGTGACACGTCCGGGCTGACCGACTTCACAAGCCGTGTGTCGGGTTACAGCGTGAAACAACCTGTGCTGTTGCAACGCGTGTCACAACACACCGCCACCATCACGTTGTACAACAACGATGGCGCGTTGACACCCGAAGCCGGCGGCACATACAGCAGCGTCGACTGGTTCTCACAAGCAGTCGACATTGACATCAGCACAAACGGCGGCGGCACGTGGAACGACCTATTCAGCGGCATCGTCGTCGGTTTCGAGCTGCAAGACACCGGCGTCAACAGCAGCGTGACGCTCGCGCTACGCGACTGGGTATCGGTGCTAGGCCGCGGCACAGACGACACAACATTCGTGACACCTGGCGAACTTGGCACACGCATCAAAGACGTGTTGAGCGCGCTAGTAACTAACGCGGTGCTTCCCACGTTCGGCGGCACGATCAGCGCAGCAGTCACAGCAAACAGTTCAACAAGCCAAGTTGTCGCAGACATCGACGGCTACATCGGACGCAGTTTGAACAACGGCTTGATGTCATCAAACCTGTGCGCGGCATGGTCAATCGGCATTGACGTCAACACCGGCACCGGCAACACCCAATACAAAGCCACCGTCGTCGGCGACCACCTAGCGACCAGCACCAGCACCGTCGATTTTGTCGCTGGCAGCCCAGCATCGGGTGAAATACCTGTCTCAACTGTTGATGTCGGCTACGCACTCGAGCTGCTTGCGAACCGTGCCAACATCACCCGCGTCGGAGGCACCGAACAAACCGCATCGGACGCAACGAGCATTGCTAAATACGGCGACCGCACAGTCACCGCGTCACAAGCGCAAAACGAAACCAACGCCGACGCTTTGATCGCCGCCACCAACATTGTCAACAGGCAAGCCGCCACACGATTCGCCCCACGTTCGCTGCAGTTCTCCAGCACGCTCGTCAACGGCCTACCTACAGCAACCGGCGACCAACTCAAACTGGTGCTAGCTGCCGGCGGCTGTGGTTTCTTGCCATGCACGGTCACCTACACACCAACCGGCGCGGCATCAACAACCACACACAAATGCATCACCGCTGGTCGTGACATCCGCGCGGTACCGGGACGCTTCGACGTGACGTTATTTTTGTTGCCAGCCGACGACTATTCCTCGCTGGTGCTTGACAGCGCCACGCTAGGGGTACTTGACGAGAACCGGCTCGGCTAGGCTGACACCATGACCGCATTAGGCGACTTCACTAGCGGCGACGTACTTACAGCAGCCGACCTAAACGCCATCGGCGCTTGGACATCGTTCACACCGTCGGTGTCGAATTTGACTGTTGGTAACGGCAACTGGGTCTGGGCGTACTACGCGGTCATCAACGAAATTCTTTTCATCAACGCACGATTCGATTTTGGTAGCACATCTAGTCTTAGCGGCGTTTTTCGCATTGACACGCCGGGTGGCCTGACGCTGATCGAAAATAATATTTCGTCTGGTTTTGCGGTGCTGAATGACCGAAGTTTGAGTGTTTTTTACCCCGGCCTTGTGCAGCCCGACGACGGTGGAAATCAGTTTAGACTGGTGGAGCAGGACTATGTGTCTGGGTCACGGGCAGAGGTTGATGCCACTACCCCGTTTACTTGGGTTTCTTCTGACAGAATTTGGCTTAGTTGTTGGGCGGCTCTCGCATGATTATTGACCTTGCAGCATATGATGATCCGCAGCCGACACCTGCCGAGTGGTGGGTAGAGCGTATGCGTAAGCATCGTGATCGGTTGTTGGCTGCGTCCGATTGGACACAAGCGGCAGACGACCCAACAGGCAACCGCGCAGCATGGGCGACCTACCGCCAGGAACTACGTGACGCACCCGCGACATGGACGCCAGGACCGACATGGGACGCACCCGAGCCGCCGGCATGATCGTCATGGTTATCATCCTCGCCGCGATTGCGGTAGGGGCCATCGTTTCAATAGTGGAGAACTAGACATGAACCTCACAAACCCACCGAAAGCCCTGATTGCGATGGTCGCCATGATCGTCATCGCCGTATTGATGGTCGCCGACTCAATTGCCAACGAGGCCGGCACCGGCATGCTCGGCACCATTGTGGGTTATGCCGTCGGTAACGGAGTCGCTGCCAAGGCCGGCAAGCCAGTCGAGCCGATCATCGGCAAAAAGGCCGACGGATGAAGTACACAAACTGGCATGACGGCCGCACACCAGCGGCACCGTTCAACACCTGCAGCCCGAACCTTGTAGCGATCCGTCACTACATGGAACAGACCTACGGCATGTGGTACCTCGGCTGCTACACCCGGCGCAAGATTCGCGGCGGCACCCGCTGGTCATCCCACGCGTTCGGCGCCGGCCTCGACCTGTCATACCGGCAGGACGACGACCACCCAAACGTACCAACGCGCGAATCAGTCGAAACTGTGATTATCCCGTGGCTAGAGGCCAACGCGGACACGCTCGGCATCCAACGAATCCACGACTACTGGGCGCGTCGCTACTGGCAGGCCGGCCGTGGCTGGATCAACCGGCCACCTGGCGGCCGTAACGACCATATCCACCTCGAGGTCAACGAAACAAGCTGGCATTGGGCAACCGACATTGACGGCCGGCTCACCGACGGCCCACCGAAACTGGAACCAGTCACCGACAAGCCGGCCTACCCCGGTGCAAGCACGAAGCGCGGCAGCTCCGCGAAAGCACGTGTACGACTAATCCAACAGGCGCTCGCCGATAAGGGCTACAAGAACAGCAACGGCACCAAACCATTAGTGGTCGACGGCGACTTCGGCCCAGCGACCGACGCAGCTGTACGCGAGTTCCAAGCTGACGCCGGCGAGTACGTCGATGGCATCGTTGGCCCCAAGACGTGGGCGGCATTGTTCCGATAGTTGCATGACGTAACACCTCGGTGTAATGATGGGAACCCCACAACACATACGGAGGTTCCCAATGATCCGACTAGCCCTGCTAGCCACCGCCACCGCCGGCCTGCTCATCCCGGCGTATCTAGATGACCCGAGCAACTACGAACACGACGCGCTACTACCCACCACATCAGCCGCAGCTGTAACCAGCACGACCGGCGCTGTTGTTGTGGGAACCTCAGAAGCGCCGCAGGCGACCCCGACCACTTCCACCACAGTCACCTCGACCGCACGGCTGCTGTCGACTGTGCCGGCCACCAGCATTGTCATCCTTTCCAATGCGAAGTGTCCGGAGTGGTCGGGGTACGCCGCCACATTCTGGCCAACCCACATGC